CTTAAAACCTTTGTTAGTAGAGGTAACAGTTTTAGTGCCAAACCAGGTGAAACAGACGATTTGGTTATGAGTATGATTATAAATGCTAGGCTAATCAAGTATGTTGCGACATTTGACGAAGGTGTTTATGATTCGGTAACACTTAGTTTAGGTGATTACGATGACGACGAAGGCGGAGACGAAGCACTTCCAATCTTAATGCTTTAGATAAATAGTTATATGAAAGTAGGAAATGATATATTTGATATTTTAAACGGATTAGGTTTTAGAATCAAAATGTTTAACGAAGAAGGAAATATTAGTACTGATGCAGAAGAAAGTACTAGATTTTACAGTGAAAGTCCAAACATACTGATATCAATCGAACCAGAAGATAATATTATTAAACTTGCTAGAGGTAGTTCCCATTCTGTAGAAGAGATGGAGCCTATTAGAAAAAGAATTAAAGAACTGGCAAGTGATTCACTTATGAAATTCGAGTATAAAATATTTAATAAAAATATCACACCAAAGGATCAAGCATATCAAATTAAGAGAGAAACAATGGAAGGGATAAACGAATTAAGAAAACTAGCAGGTTTAGAAGAATCAAAGCCTGACTTTTTAGACTTAGACGGCGATGGCGACAAAAAAGAGCCAATGAAGAAAGCCGCTAAAGATAAAAAGAAGAAAGACGAAGGCAGAATAGAAGATACTTTTGCAACTGATAGAATTGATAAACACGATAAGCCAGAAAAGAAAAAAGACAAAAAAGAACAAGTTGATGAAGGCTTTGGTAAATTATCAGGATCAAGAAAAACTAGTTATCAACCATTAGACCAAGACGTAAAAATTGTCGTGAGACACAAGCAAGAAGTAGACGAAGAAGTCAAAGGGTCTAGAAGCAGAAACATTAGCAAGATTTTTATAGAACGTGCAGGAGAGAGATTTAAGTTTCCGGTAAATTCTATGATAGGTGCTAGAGCAATGGCACGTCATTTAAGTAACGGTGGAGAAATTCACGACACAATTGGTGAGCAAATTGTAGAAATGACTGGCAACCTATCCACAGTAAGACAATTTTTAAATGCTGTAAAGAGCAAAAACTTAATGAACGAAGAAAACGAAGAATATGTAAAACTTGCAGTTGAAAATTTAAGTAACAGCAGAGACATACTTAAATCTTTAGCAGGTGCAAAAACATACACCAGAGCAATAAGTGAACTTGCAGTATTTTCACAAAACGAAATCATAGAAGAAGACAACGAAGATCTAATGAATTATTTCAAAGAAACATTCGTTGACTCAAGAATAGAAAGTGTATTAGGCACACTAAACAAATATAACAAACAAAAACAACATTTTGAAAGCAAGGTCAATGAAGAATTAGAGACCACTGCTATTTCAAAAAGTTTCTTTAAAACACTAAATCCAGAATCCAATCTAACAGAATGGTTAACTGAAATGACTAGTATGATACAAGGCGATAGTCTAAAGTACTTACTGCTCAATAGTGTTAGAAAGATTAAAAATAATGTATCTTTAAGCGAATTTGAAACAAACACAATCAAAAAAATTATGTCTGGACAAGGTTCGCAGATAAATGAAAGTATAAATGAAAGTAAAGAATTTACCGATTTTATAGAAGATTTGACTAAAGATATATAAATAATACTGTTAGATAAGTAAAAACTAATTTAAAAAATCGGTTGACATTTATCTATCTTGGCAATATAATTAAGGCAACAGTATGGCAAATGCTATACGAATAAGGCATAACAAGGAGAAAAATATTATGGCAACATTGGCTGAAATAAGACAGAAGTTAGCATCGATGGAATCAAAACCCGGAGGCTCATCTTCTACAATGGACAACGCAGTATACCCGTTCTGGAATATTGCAGAAGGACAGTCCACAACACTAAGATTTTTACCTGACAATGACCCGGACAACATTTTGTTCTGGACAGAAAGGTTAATGATTAGATTACCATTCCCTGGTATCAAAGGAGGAGACTCCAGACCCGTTATAGTACAAGTACCGTGCGTAGAGATGTACGGCGGACAATGTCCTGTACTACAGGAAGTTAGACCTTGGTTCAAAGATCCAAGTCTAGAAGATATGGGTAGAAAGTATTGGAAAAAGAAAAGTTACATCTTCCAAGGATTTGTAAAAGAAGATGCTTTACAAGAAGATACTAAGCCAGAGAATCCAATTAGAAGATTTATTATTGGACCACAGATATTTAACATTATCAAAGGTGCATTAATGGATCCAGATATGGAAAACATTCCAACAGATTATGTAAATGGAACAGACTTCCGTTTATCAAAAACAACCAAAGGTCAGTATGCAGACTACAGCACTTCTAAATGGGCAAGAAAAGAATCTGCTCTAACAGAGGAAGAACTTTCTGCAATTGATACTTATGGTTTACACGATTTAAAATCGTTCTTACCTAAACAACCAGGAGAGCAAGAACTACAAGTTATCAAGGAAATGTTTGAGGCAAGTGTAAATGGAGAACTATATGACCCAGATAAATGGGGTAGTTTTTACAAGCCAGCAGGAATGCAACTGAACACAACTAATGTTCAAACTGCATCAGCACCTGCACAGGCGGCACCTGCACCAGCAACTCCTACAACAAGTTCATCTACTAGTGAAGAATCCGTAGCCTCTGAGACTAGTAATGAAGCGGTAGTGCAAAGTGTATCTGAAACACCATCGGCTCCAGTAGAAGATAATGCTTCTGCCAGCAACGGCAACAGTTCTACTGAAGACATTTTGGCAATGATCAGAAACCGATCTACTGAATCTTAAGGAGGTTGTGCAATGCAAAAACCTTTTGATTTAAGTAAATTTAGGACCAGTGTAACTAAAAGTATATCAGGCATTAGTGCTGGATTCCACGATCCAAAAGATTGGATTAGTACAGGTAACTTTGCACTCAATTATCTTATCAGTGGGGATTTCAACAAAGGAATCCCCCTCGGTAAGGTGAGTGTTTTTGCTGGAGAGTCCGGGTCAGGTAAAAGTTTCTTATGCTCTGGAAGTTTAGTGCGAAATGCACAACAGATGGGGTGTCAAGTAGTTTTATTTGATTCCGAGAATGCTCTAGATGAGGACTGGTTAAAAGCATTAGATGTTGATACATCACCTGAAAAATTATTAAGAATTAGTGTGTCTATGATTGATGACGTTGCTAAAACACTTAATGACTTTTTAAAAGACTACAAATCAAATTATGGCGACTTGGAATATGAAGAGATGCCTAAACTTGTATTTGTTATAGACAGTCTGGGTATGTTATTAACACCTACTGACGTAGCACAATTTGAAAAGGGTGACCTAAAAGGTGACTTAGGTAGAAAGCCTAAGGCTCTAACAGCATTAATTAGAAATACTGTTAACCAATTAGCACCATTTCCGATTGCTCTAGTGGCAACTAACCACACTTACGCATCGCAAGATATGTTTGACCCTGATGATAAAATATCAGGCGGACAAGGCTTTATATATGCAAGTAGTATTGTTGTAGCACTTCAAAAGTTAAAACTCAAAGAAGATGCAGATGGCAACAAAGTTACAGATGTTAAGGGTATTAGAGCGAAATGCAAAGTAATGAAATCTCGTTACAGTAAGCCGTTCGAAACTGTTCAGTTAAAAATACCTTACGACACAGGCTTAGAACCAATTAGTGGACTAGTAGATATCTTTGAAACAAAAGAAATATTTACTAAAGTAGGAAACAAACTACTTTATGTAAGTCCAGTAACAGGCGAAGAGCATAAGCATTTCAGAAAGCAATGGAACGATGCTGAGAAATTACAAATGGTAATGGACGAATGGGGTACTAACCCTAATAGAGATTACCACCCTTTAGAAGATATAGATGAAGAAATTGACGAGGAGACTTTAGATGGACAATCTACAACTATTGAGTGAAGTTTGGGATAGTGTGTCTATACACATAGACCCTAAGTTAAAAGTCGAAGCCGCTGAAAATCTAGTTAGAGTATTTGAAGAAAATGGAATGCTCGATCCAGATGAAATTAAAATGTTTACAGATTGTGATAAACATTTAAAAGAGGCATTGGCTTTATATCGTGAGGACTTAGGTCTTGACGAGGAAGAAGAAGACGAGGATTGGGACTAAATTATGGCAGGTTGGTACAACAAGGTAAATGATAGTTTAGCAGAAATAGTAAACTGTATTGATTACTATGAAAATGAACTAGCAGAAGCCAAAGTTGAGTGTGGAGTAAAAGGCAATGTCGAAAGATTATCTGCGGCACTACCAGGTATTACTGAACACAGATTTAACCAATTGCAAGAAATAGAAGCAATCCTAGAACACCTTAACATTGAACTTAGGAAGACCAGAAGTAAGGTCTTCCGAAAGTTCCTTGAAAATTATAATAGACAATTAACAAGTAGAGATGCAGATAAGTTTGTTGATGGAGAAGATGAAGTTGTGCAACTAACAAGTTTAGTAAATCAAATAAGTCTTTTGAGAAACAAATACTTAGGCATAATGAAAGGTTTGGATACCAAGCAATGGCAAATCGGTCACATTGTAAGGTTAAGAACAGCAGGAATGGAAGATATATCAGTTGGATAAAATTGAAGTTCAA